ATTACAATTTGTAGAGTTTTTCATCTTAGCGATGGCTCTCCATGTAAAGAGTAATGCAAGGTCTATTCGCATTTTCTCTCCCTCACTAAATGATGCATAAGAAAACTCATCACGATATCGTGACTTAATAGTTTCCTCAAAGTTTTCATCAAGAGTGAAGTTCACATAAAATTCCATAGAAGTTAGATACTTGTTTATCAACTTATTCATAATAGGTAGATACTGTTTAATAATCTTAGTCTTGATTCCAGTATCAGTTAACATACTTCTTGCAGCTTCATAGTATACTTTAGTTTCTTTCAACTTGGTTCTTTGTTTTGCAAGTTCCACATATTCTTTTTCTAGAGTATCAAGTTTATCTATATCAGATTTACTAGAACCATCATTTGTATATTGGTCTATCTCTGTCTGTAACTTGGTATTAAACTTTTCAAGTTCTAATATAGATGTATTTGTTTGTGCAATTAGAACTTCGTTAGCTCTTATAATATTAGCAATATCTTTATAATCTCTTAGTTTTACATTTGCATCATTTATTTCATCTGAAAGTTTGTTCAAGCCATCACTTAGTTCTTTGACCTCTACTATTTTTCCATCAATACTTTTACGTTTAAAATCTTCATCAATGTGTTGTTCACAAGTTGGACAATCATCATTTTCTTCAAAGAATTTAATTAAGTTTTTACTACGAGTCTGTTTATTTTTTATAGTAACTTGAATATTTTTGAACTTATCTTTTTTTTGTATTACTTTATCTTCACCAATCATATCTTCTAGTAATCCAATATTTTCATTTTGTAATGTATTTTCTTTCTCTTTCCTTTTTAAGAGTTCCGTTTCATTTTCTTCAATCAGTTTTTGTTTTTGTTCAATAATCTTATCTTTGTTTTGTTTCATATCTGCAATAAGGTTTTCTTGTAGATTAACCTTTTCTGCTGTCAACTCATACTGATAATCTATATCACGAATATCTTCTAGTAAAGTTTTTAACTTACCTCTAAGTATTAGATTCATAGTAGAAAAGATTTGAATGTCTAGTATTTCTTCTACCACCTCTCGTCTATGTCTGGCCTTCAATTGCATGAAAGGTACAAACGTAGAACTACCAAGTATTACAACTTGTGTAAAAGAACGATAGTTTAATTTAAGAATATTCTGTTCGAGTATCTTTTGATAATCACGAGCATTAGCTTCTTGGTTCATCATTATACTATTCTGATAAATCTCAAACTTATTAGGTTTGATACCACGAACTACTTTATATTCTATTGTACCAATAGAGAACTCTATCTCTACCATAGTTGCACCATTGTTAATAGAATTTACTAACTGATTCTTACTAATGGTACGAAATGGTTTACCAAACAAACCAAAACAAAGTGCATCTAATACTGTAGATTTACCAGCACCATTCTCACCAATGATAAGAGTGGTTGGGTTTTTATCTAGTTGTATTTCTGTAGGTTGATTTCCAGTTGAAAGAAAGTTCTTCCATCTCACATACTTAAAATTAATCAAATCTCTAAATCCTGGGCTTCTGTGTATAATTCTCGTTGTGTGTTTTTTAATCTACTTTTATCTAAGGTAACATCTAACTCATCAATGTACATATTTAAAAGTGTCATAGTGTCTTGTGTGTTCTCTACAATATCATCTGATACTGTATTTGCATCTAGGTCTGAAAAATCCTCTATGATTTTTACTTCGTGTGAATCTGCTTTGAGTAATCTATCAATAAACTGGTCGAACTGATACAAGTCTTTTTTATTCACCACAATAACCTTAACATAATTATCTTTGTATTGTTCTAGGTCATGTAATTTATAATCGTTTTGAGTGTCATCATAGTATATCTTCTTGTGAATAGTTCTAGGATTGATTACTCTATCCAAGCTCCTACTCTCTGTGTCAAGAATGTGAAATCCTTTTCTATCATCACAATCATTCCAATAAAACTCATATGGACTGCCCAGATAATAGATGTGACCATCATCTGATTTGTGATGGAAATGCCCACTAAAAACTGTGTCAAATTTTGTAAAAATAGATTTATCAATTCCATGTTCGTTCTTCATACCTTTCATCATTTCAAAACCAGCAATCTCTAAATGACCCATACATATTTCTGCTTTTGAATTTTCTATTGCAGTCATTGTAGATGCATGATTAGATGCATTAATCCAAGGCAAAAACAAAACATTTAGATTATCAAATGTAATCTCTGCAGCCTCTGGATAGATTTTAATGTTTGAATATCTGTCACCTAATAGTTCAGTAACAGCATTTACTTCGTTTGTATTTTTGAAATAGGTATCGTGATTACCAACCATAACATGAAGCTCAACTCCTAGTTCTGCAAATCTTTCTATAAATCTTTCACGAAAGTCTTTTGCAATTCTATAAGATAAAAACTTACGTCTATCCATAATATCTCCCATATGAATACAATGTTTTATGTTGTGTTCTTTTAGGTATGGGAAGAATTGTTCTTCGTAGAATTTGAAGAAGTATTCGTTAAAGTTCATGTTGTCGTTTCTGGCACCAAAGTGTGTGTCAGTAATTATCGCAATTTTCAATCGTCAGTATCCATAAAGTTTTCTAGACCTTTAGCAGTCTTTTCAGTTTCTTTTTTCTTTGGTTTATAAACAGCTTCTTCAGGCACCATAATGTTAACATCAAATCCACCTACTGAATAATTTGTACTATCGCCTTCCATAGTTACATAAGGAACAAATTCTTGTTTCTCAATCATTCTATGTTTGACATGAGTTTGTTTCTTTTCCTTTTGTATTCTACGAATAAATGCATAGTATATTATTTGTGTAAAATATGCAAACGGATTCTTAGATTTCTCTGGATTAAAGTTTTTGATATACTGTAAGCAGTTCTCAATACCATCTGAAATCATTTCTTGTTTGTAAGTGTAGTTTATGAAGTTTGGTCTGTACGAAAGTCCATTTGCAATCTTCAGAAAACATGAGCCGATGTAATCAGTAATTCGTGGAGGTTCATCTCCAGCTTCTTCGGCATCTTTACATTTTTCTTTCCAATCAATCATAGCCTGATGAAACTTCTTGTTGTCCACATAGTGAACGCCTTTTGCTTTTGCCATTAGTAATTCCTTTTCAATCTATGTACCTATTATATACTTAAATGAGGTGTTTGTCAATAGATAATATGTTAATGATTAAACCAACCAGTAGCAATATATTTTTTATGTTGTGATATTACACCTCTATGTGTATGTGTAAAATCAGTAGGCCATATCATTGAAAAACCTTTCTTTGCAGTTACTTTGAAGTCTGGATAATATGCAAATTCTGTTCCACCACCATCTGGTAAATCATTAAGGTATGTCATAAAAACTAATGACCTTTGATGTGTTTGTTGTGTACTTCTTTCATTGTGCCATTGTTTATAACCACCATTTGGTGGATAGTATTGAATATTAAATGCTTGAGATATTACTGTCTTTTGTTTGAAATGTTTGTACTTTTCACAGTATGCATCTAATCCTTGAAACATATAACCAAGATAGTTTTGAATTACTGGGTTTTGATTTTTGGGATAACAAGCAACATCTATACCCTCTTTTTGATCTTTTGTCCACATTTGTTCTGTGCTTGTTTTATCGTGTTCATTTTGTGTGTGATATTCTATAAGAGCATCACAAGCTTCTTCTGGTATTCCAAATGTTAATATAAAGTTTTCCATAATAAATCCTTTTTTCACTTGACTTTATCTCAAAATCGTGTATAATCACTATTGTGACTCGTCAGATTAATGTATTGTTTTCTTAGTATTGAAGTTATCTAGTAATGCTGTTAAGTCTTCATCAGATACTAAATCTTCTTCTAAATCCATTTCTTCTTCTTCAATTTCTTTTAAATCTCTTATTGTAGGCTTTGTATGTTTTACAACTTCGTTTATATTCTGTAAAACATAATCATAATATTTACATAAACCAACACTTGCAGGCGTCATTACAACTATTGAATTTTTTTCAATATTAAAATATTCTTCATCTGAATATGGTTGAACCCATCTACATAATTGTAAAGATTCAACAATACCTTTTTTTGTTGTTCGGGCAACAGATTCCATTTTT